GCTGTTACGGTATCGGTTGATATTCAATCAACTGTAGGTGCTGGTGATATGAGATATGCCAGTACGGATGCTAATGTTCGTGAGCCTCCGGAGAGGAATTTCTGGAAGGAATGTGGTGCTGTTAAGCGCCTTACTTGTGGTCCTGGTGAGTTGGTGCGCTCTCATTTGCAGTATGCAAAGAAGTTGAGTGTTAGTATGTTTGTTAAAAATATTCTTGCTTTTACTCGTCAGAATAGTCCTGCTCAGTCTTTTGTGCCCAAGTCTGGTTATTCTGTGGGTCGTGTGTTTGCCTTTGAAAAAGAAATTGAGACTGTTTGGGATGCAGGTGGTTCGACACCTGCTATTAATGTGGCCTTTAATTATGAAGTTGATGTTGAGATTGGGTTCGATATTGTTTGTAAACAAGTTAATTCTCTTTGTAGAACTAACTTTGTTGGTATTGCGCCTGCGTATGTTTAAATAAATTTTATTGGTTTAAAAGGTTGGAATAGAACTTAAGAGTTGCATTAGAGCAATCCAGGTATTGCACTCTGCGACGGATCGCATCATGGTTTCGATCGATAGGATCGGTATTGCATGTAAAGATTCTTTGTATTCCTGCGCCGATTTTAGCTGTTCCGTAGCGGACATGTATAGATCGGGGATTTTCCATATCTACGAGATGGATTTGAGCTGTGACGGGATAATGTGTGAACGTTACGTCGTCGAAGATGATAGAGTTGTGATATCCGTTTTGAAATTTCTTCAGATCGTCGATATGAGAAACAAATAAGCATGGTTTTGGTGCAACTGTTTTTGCCCAAGTTGTTTTTCCTATTCCGGATTCACCAACAATGACTAAGCACTTGTTTTTATCCCAAGTTATGTTCTTGACCATATTGGAGAAGTTTGGTGATAATGTTCCTGATATTATTCCATCTTTTATGGTTATTGATTCGTCTTTATGTATGGCATCCCATATATCTTTGGCATAAGTGATTTTGTTAATAGATGCATATATTAAGAAATCCACTTTATTCATTTGTAGTGCGTTAGCTTTTACTTCTTCTTCTGTTATTCGAACTTTAGCTTCCTTGCAGGTGAAAGTGCCATGTTCTTGAAAGTCGCCCCCCTTCTTGCAGTAGGTGACCCAATGGCTAAAGTTCCTAGCGGACTGGATATTGGCGTGGTGTCCGTCGATATCAAAGTCACGGGAATGGCTTGAACGGAATCTCCTTCCGAGGTGGACGGCAGCATGATAGTGGATTCCATCGTCTTTGTGTCGCTCCTTGGCCACGCAGAGGTACAAGGGGGCATAGGCACGTAGCAAAGACAAGAGGTTCTGCAGTAGCAGTTGAGTGGTGGTATTGGTGTCCCAGCGCGGCCATGTGAGACATAGTTTTGTGGCATCAATGGAGAAGCCGGTGGGGTTATGAGGTCGATGACTTCTAGTTCCATCAGGTCGGATGAATAACTGTTCAGATTCGGAGATGGAAGATTGTTCATTAGAAATAGTTGGGTTGTTAGAGGTTGATAACATGAAATAGTTGTAAGTTGTAATAAAATATGTATTGTATTTTTATTTACACTTGACTTTTGGTGCCAATTTTTAATTGCCACGTGATACAGGGGTTATATTGTTCACGGAGCATGTAATGCGCTGTAGAACAACGGGATTATCTCGAGGAAGACTAGTACCGTGATATCAATGAAGATGAAGGTTCGCGTTGAGCGAGCCTGAAAAAAATTCTCTGCACTTGATAAATAAAAAATAGGGGGGAAAATGCTAATATTACTCCCCCCTATGGGCCCCCCCTCCCTGTATAAATAAAAATATAAAAGCGGAGCAACGGAATTTTTATTGTTGTTTTTATGTCACGTGCTGCTGTTCGTTGGCCTCGTGGCCTAGATATGATTGATAGTCCTGTAGTACGGAATGTTCGTAATATAGGCTTGCCTTTGGCTAAATTTGCCTATAATAATTGGGATGCTATTAAAGGTGCAGTGGGTCAGGTTGCTGGCCGCGCTGCTGATTATTATAGTGATTCTGGTAGATATCCGCGTGGTTCTAAAGGGAATAGTGCCTTTAGAGGTAATTTGGTTCTTCGCGGTACTGGTCGCGGTCGGCGTTTGGGCCGATCTAACGTTAGGGTGCGTCGTATAGGTCGCGGTCGACGTTCTTTTCGTAAGAAGAGTAAGTATCGTCGTAAGGTTAAAAAGTTGACGTTTGGTGATATTTTCAAGAAGGTGAAAACAAATGGTGTCAACATTTTGCAAGAAGTAGGTGTTGGTAATTATAATACTCCGTATTGTTTATTTATGGGTCATTCGACCCAGCCTACTTATTTGATGCAGCTTGGGTTTTTTCAGGCTTGTGTTAAGAAGATTTTAGCCAAGCGTGGGTTAGTTGCTGGGGATTCTCAGGAACGTATACTTGGATTGTCGTCTGGTGATGCAATATATATCTATTATATGGATAGACTTGCTCAGAACACTACGTTGTCGTTTAATTACACCTTTGGTGTAGCTGCAACGTGGACTGTTAATGCTGCTGCTTTGGGATTGATGAATGCTTTCAATTTGATTAATTTGGAAAATCTTGATTTTACGTTGATTCAATTTTATGCGAATGGATCGGGCGATAGTGCCGATGCTTTTGTTGATTTGAGAAAAGCTGATGTTTATTGGTATTGCAAATCAGATTTGAAGATGCAGAACATTACTCCTGGTAGTGCTTCTGCTGATCAGGAGGCTGATGATGTTACTGCTGTTCATTTGACTGGTAAGTCATATGATTTTAAGAATACTTGTTTAATGAGTCGTATTCGTGGTGGTGATGCTACACCTGCTGTTACGGTATCGGTTGATATTCAATCAACTGTAGGTGCTGGTGATATGAGATATGCCAGTACGGATGCTAATGTTCGTGAGCCTCCGGAGAGGAATTTCTGGAAGGAATGTGGTGCTG